GGGAATCCAATGTTCGTGTTTCCTGAATTGCCCGAACTTGCGAAGTTGACCACTCCCGCATTTCGTGCAGCGACATATGCATTCGTCATGGCAGTCGATGCCGTGCCATAGTCATTGCTGTTGTTCGTGACACGGACACCGTTTGCGATTCCCCAGTTGATTGCATTGACAGTCCACGATGTCTGTCCCTGCCACGATCCGCTGCATGGTGTAACTGCTGTTCCCACCTTTGCGGATATGACCTTGCAGTCAGGCGCAACACCAACCGTGCCGATTGAGTTGTTGATGATCCCCGTGATACACCCTGCCACGGAAGTGCCATGATTGTCACATTCGTTGGTAGGGCCGCCACCTAAGATGCCATTTACGGCACCTGTGGTGAAGTCACGACCCGCCTGTTGGTTGATGTCGGGATGATCCTGCTGTATGCCCGTTTCGAATACGAGGATGCGAATCGTGGGAGACCCCTTGGTGATCGACCATGCATTCGTGGTGTTCATGTCAAAGTTGATGAGTCCACCCGACTGCCCTATGTTGCGATGTCCCCAACATTGCGAAAAGCCCGCATCGTTTGGAATGACTTCATGCCGCATGGCGGTGAACAGACGATCCTCCTCAACGAATTCGATATTGGGATTTGTATTCAACGAAGCAATTGCATCGCGCATCGAATCGATGCTGTCCATGTTGACGAGTGTTAGATTCGGGATATGAGAGTAGTGTTCGGCACTTTCGATACCGTCGATCTCTGACAGTACGGAATCCTTATCTGCTCCATCCTTCCATTGGACGAAGAAGGTGTCGATGCTTTGCTGTGGTTGTGGCTGTGCCCGTCGAATGTCTCCACCACCGAGCATGATCAGGCTTGCGAGAATCGCTAGGATTGTTTTCATGATTACCTCCTGCACTAGTACGAATGACATGCCGTGATGTGTTCACGGAAAACCAAATTGGCATTACTATTTATCCCGTTTAAACACATAAACACTCTTTATGACCCATCAGTTCCCCAACCAAAAGCGTGTATACATCAAAACCCACACCTACAGAGTCGGCGGGGAAGTATCGCCCTTGATGCTCTTTCGCATCACTTCAAGGGACATCAATAAGTATGAGAAGGAGGGATGGAGCGAGGTCTTGATGTCGTTCAAGCAACGCGGCGAAACCATCTCCATCCAGTACACGGGGATTCCATCTAAAGGAGTAAATCATGCCACGCAGAACGGCGATAGTGAAACCAAAGAGACCAAAGAAGTCAACCCCTTCCTTGAAACCCTCCGACAGGCGTTCTCGTTCTTCCGTTAAGAGTCCACGGAAACCCGCTGCCCCACGCAAGCCGCGTCCTTAAATCGGCACCGTCTGATAGGTATCGAATACGAAGTTTACCGTTGCTGTCATTGGTGACGGTTCGCTTTCGTTGTGTGTCAGAGTGAAGCCCGAGATCTTCGTGGGCATGAGATTGCTGAAGGTCATCATGAGAATGGGGTTCTTCTTGTTGTTGAGGAAGAACAGTTTCCCGTGATTGACATTGCCCTTGTATTCGGGCACGATCTCCTTGAAGTCGCGGTATGGAACTCCCGACCGCATCCACTTGACCATCTCCATATAGTTGCGGAAGTTCTCATCGATGATGAATCGAATGGATATGTCGGATGGTGCCCCACCACCAGGGAACTTAATGTCATTCGCAGCGAATAGGTGGTTGTAAACAGCGGGTGTCGAAGACAGATTCGGTGTCTGAACAGCCGTGCAGAAGTATGTCACAGTAGGCACCTTCTCGCATATGAAGCGGAAGTTGGTGCTTGCTGCCAAGTTGGTATTCAGCGGATTATTTCCGAGAGTGCCGAAGTTGGTCAGTTCGGGGAGCCAGTTCTTTACTTCAGGTGATGCCATCACGGATCCTTGATGTCATATGAGGTGAATTGAAAGGTTGCATCACATGTGATGATCGGTGCATCAGCAACAGCAGAATTAAACGCTATGTTGCTGAGTCCCGTGATTATAAGTCCGTCGAACAAGATCCTCGCAACAGGATTCTTCTTGTTGTTCAGCATCAACAACTGACCCGAATCGGTGATCAGGTTCAGCATTCTAGCCTGAGAGCCATCCTTGAAAAAGTCATAGTAGTTCAAAGACTTCTTGAACCATTCCGACATCTCAAACCAATTGCTGAAGTCTTCGTTCACTATGAACTTGACCGTCATGTCACCATGATCGATCTTGTTGCCGAAGAACTTCAGCGAGGAAGCAAACGGCACAGGAACACGAATCGGATCCATCGATAGGTCAGGGAACGAGACTTCGGTACAGAAGTACACACCCTTGCGAACCTTGGGAATCATCAACCGAAAGTTGGTTGAGAAGGCAGGGTTCGTGTTGTCAGGCTGTCGATTCAGACTGCCATGGACGATATCGTCGGGTAACTTAGGAACAGTCATCGATAGTATTTAGAAAGGAAAGGGGCTGTGAGGATTTTTCCCCACAGCCCCCGCGAAATTCCCCTGCCGAAGCAGGATTCTTGTCTCTACCTATCAGAAGAGGTTTGTGACCTTGACGATGCGGTAGTAGATGTTCTTGCGAACTGCACCCGCTGCATAAGGATCCGAAACCGACTGACCAGCGGTGATTGTCGCAAACGGATTGTTGACCAAGCCGTAGCGAGTCTTGAAGCCGATCTTCGGCTGGAAGGAGTTCTCACCGACTGCGCGTACCATCTGTAGCGGGACATAGGGGCAGTAGAACATGCCTGCGTCATAAGCAGACGATCCCTTATAGCCTGCCATGAAGAAGTCATGGGAGGTTGTCATGGACGAATAGGGATCGATGTAGACGCGCAACTTGCCGTTGAGGACACCCGCAAAGGTGTTGCCTGTGTCATCAACATTGAGGTTGGTGCTGAGGGCGGGGGCGTAGTCAAGAACGCCTGCCATGCTCAGAGCCGAGGCAACATCCGAGGAGCAGACAATGAAGTTGCCCTTTCCACGGCGGGTTTCCTTGGCGATCTGATTGCACTCACGCTCAATTTGGAAGAGCAGACCCTTGAACTTCTCAACGCTCCAACGACCGTTGGAATCGACATTGAGGTCGAAGACACCCTGCGTCTGAGTCGTGCCGCTCTTGGCACCCAACTTGGCGTTGGCGTAGATCACGCGAACGACTTCGCGGTTGATCTCAGCGAGGATTTCGCTGGACAGGATGTTGGCGAGTTCGGTCTCAGCGTCGAGGCCGTGGATCGCCTTGAGATCCTGAGCGAGTTCCATCGTGTACTCAGCCTTGAGGGCGCGGGTCTTTGCTTCGACCGTTGTCTTCTCAATGCTGAACGCCATCTGTGGGAATGGGTTCGAAGCGGAGTCACCGAGGGCTTCACCCCTATAGGTGGTGTAACCCGCAGTTCCCTTGACACCCGTTGCCTGAGCAAGTGTGCCCGAGCCGAGCGGATCGACACCATTGACATCAAAGGGATCGGTGTTGTAGACACCCGCAGCGGTTGTACCCGTGGAACCCGATCCACCGAAGGCGGTGTCGGCTTCCTGATACAGAGCCTCAGGGCCAGTCTGATCCATGTAGCGTGAGCGCATTGCAAAGATAAGCCCAGTTGGGCCGCTCATCGGCTGCACACCACAGATGTCGTAAGCAATGAGGTTCGGCATTGCACGACGAACGAGCGAGATAAGGATAGGATCCCAACGAGCGACATTGCCGCCGCCTTCCTGTCCAACAGACTGTGCGCCGCTGAAGTTCGTTGGCGCAGACTCGCGGAGGTACTGCTCTTGGTTCTCCAAGAGCATGGTTGTAACCGCCTTGCGGTAGTTATCCTTGATTGCGGGAAGATCCGCATGCTCAAGAATTGGTTGCCACTTCTTCTGAAGTGCTTCGGAAATGGTGAGTTCCATTTAGGTTTCTCCTTGGTAGTAACTGGTTAAAGACTAACTTTGATATTTAGCGTAAGTGCTATTTACCTTTTTGCAATACGGCGAAGCGTGTCGGTATAAGCCTTCATCGATTCGCTAATGTTCTCGACTTGACCACCAACTGGTGTCTCATCGATGCTCTCTTCTGCGGTGGCAGCAACTTCTTCTGTCAGGACAGTCTTGTTGCTCTTGCCGCTGAAATAGGACTCCTTGATGATCTCCAACTTGTTGCGGACATCACCCTCTTCGCCCTCAAGCGTTACACCCTCAGCGAGAGTACGGAAACGCTCCTTCTGTGTGACTGTGAGATCAGTAGCCATCTCATCAAGGATCTGCTCCCGACGATAGCCCTTCACCTCTTCAGCCAACTTGACATTCTTCATGATCTCCTCGTCAAGGCGGGTCTTCAACTGATCGGCAGTCTCTGCCATCTTGTCAGCAAGATCAACCTTTGCTTCGGGAACCATGATGTCATGCTCAACGAAGAGATTGCGGAGACCGCTCATGAACTCCTCAGCGACCTCTGTGCGGATGCCCTTCTCAATAGAGAGACGGTTTTCCTCAAGCCACTCTTCGATGACATATGAGAGATACGAATCCAACTGCTCGGTAAGAGCCTTCTTGGACTCATCGATCTCTTCGACAAGACGGTTGTTGTACTGCTCTTCCAACTCTGTCTTGATCTCTTCGACGCGCTCGTTGATAGCAGCCTCAAAGATGGTGGAAGCCTTGGTCTTGAAGTTTTCGGTTAGTTCCTCGCCGTCGAACATGGCGGTCATGTGGACATCCAAGTCCTCGCGCATAGCCTTCTTCGACTTGACGCTAGCCATCAACTTGGCCTTGGCATCACCTCCTGCGGCACCGACATCAACTGGGCTTGGGATTACTGCGCCCTTGCCTGTGCCGTCCTTGTAGAGGCCCGCGAACTTGCCGCTGCCTGCACCTGTGGTGGAAGCATTGGCAACGCCGCCCTTGACCTCTTCCTCTTCTTCTTCCTCAGCCATGCCCTTCTTAGCAGAAAGATTCTTCATCTGCTTGGTCTTGGCATCGGCGGTATCTGTAGCCTCGTCAAGCGAATCGGTCTCTTCGACCTCTTCCTCGTCAAGGATGATTTCTTCGATTTC